AGATGATATTCCTGAAGGTGCTACTAATAGAGATATATATAAGAAAGTATTTTTTAATCAGACTGATGACTTTGGAGAAAAATATTTACAGTCTGATCAAGGGATAGACTATGATTCAAATAGATATGATTCTGTAGAAAATATACTTAATGCAGATTTAAGTAAATTTGATCCAAAAACTAGAAAAGGTGCAGAAGCATTAGCGTATTTACAATTATTTAAATTAGATGATCCTGCTTCTGAAACAGACCTAAAGTATATTAATAGAGCTATAAAAGCAATTTCACAAAGACAGCAAATTCCTGGATATGATGACAGAGGCACTTACGATACTAATCCTTATGAGAGTACATCATATAGACAATCACCAACTTGGGAATGGTCTAGAGAAGCCCGACTTCAGAGGATTGATGACTTAATGGAGGGAAGAACCACAGACATGACTGATGCTGAAAGGAATAGGCATTTAAAAGAAGACGTTTTTAAAGTAGCATAGTAAAACTTTTTAATCGGCTACCTGTTACCCTCTACAATAACGTAGAGCCACTAATAGCCCCATAGAAGGAGTAAAACAATGGAAACAACAGCACAAGTACAACCAACTAAAGTAGCTACGATGAAATATCGTAAGAACTCAATAGAAGAAAATGATAAAGAAATTGAAGAGCTAGAAAAAGCTAGGGCAGGAGAAGAAGAAAAAGAAGAGGTTGAACAAGAACCTGAACATCCTGAAGAGCGTACATTTAAAAAACGCTATGGAGATTTGCGTAGACATCTTCAAAAGAAAGAAGATGAGCATCGAAAAGAATTATTAACAATTAGGGAGCAGTTGTCTAATCTTACAAAGACACAAGTAAGACTTCCTAAAACAGATGAAGAAATAGATGAGTGGGCTAATAAATATCCTGATGTAGCAAAAGTAGTAGAAACTATTGCTACAAAGAAAGCAAGAGAAAACTCAAAAAGTATAGAACAGAGATTAGCATACTTAACTGAAAAAGAACAAAGAGTTAATCGTAAAGAAGCAGAAACAGAATTAGGAAAACGTCATCCAGACTACGATGAATTACGATCTGACCCTAATTTTCACGAATGGGCTGAAAGACAGCCTAAAATGATACAACAGGCACTTTACGATAATGAAGATGATTATGAAGCTGCATCAAAAGCAATAGATCTATTTAAATTAGAAAGAGAAAGAGATAGTGTAAATAGATCTTCACCAAAAGAAGCAGCTAGATCAGTTAATACTCGTAGAAAAACGAGAGAACCGAATCAAGACCCTAAAGCAAAATGGTCTGAATCAAAAGTTAGAAAGTTATCAGGTAAACAGTGGGATAAGCATCACGAAGAAATAGAAGAAGCAATTGCCTCTGGAAACTTTGAATATGACGAAACTGGTGCTGCTAGATAACTTTTTACTTGACAAGCATTTTTGTATATGATATAATATACTTAAATGTTTCTTAGAGTTTTCTTACCTCTTTTTGTAAGACTACTAAGTAAACTCTTTCAATAACACGATAAGTACAAGGTACACCGTTTAGCGTTGGCCCCTGTAAGGATACCCAACAATAAATGCCCCTGAACTTATATTAGCCACAATAGGAGAAAATTAATGGCTTTTAAAACCGCTGCTGGTTATGGAAACCTACCTAACGGTAACTTTTCACCTGTAATCTACAGTAAAAAAGTTCAGTCGGCTTTCCGTAAAACTAGCATTATTGAGGATATTACCAATAGTGATTACTTTGGTGAAATCTCAAATTTTGGTGATACAGTCCGTATTATCAAAGAACCTGAAATTACGGTTCAAGAGTACTCCCGTGGAACCAATGTAACTCCACAGGATCTAGACGATGAGGACTTCACTCTTGTTGTCGATAAAGCAAACTATTTTGCTTTTAAAATTGACGATATTGAGGAAGCGCATTCTCATGTAAACTTTGAATCTATGGCTACTGATCGTGCAGGTTATCGCCTCAAAGACCAGTTTGACATGGAAATTCTTGGTTATATGTCTGGGTTCAAACAATCTGCATTGAATACTGTTGCAGGTACAGCCAGAGTTGCAGCTGATAAATCTGGTACTGATCCAGTGTCTGCTGCTGCAAATGGTTTATTAGCTTCCATGTTAATATCCAGAGCAAGTTTTGTTTCTGGTGGTGCTACTACAGACTCCATCGCTACTCATCCTGATGGATCTACTGGTGAAGCAACTCCATTGGAAGTTCTAAACCGTATGGCTCGTTTGCTAGACCAGCAAAATGTTGACAGGGATAACCGTTGGGTTGTCGTTGATCCAGTATTTGCTGAACAGCTAAACGACGAAAACTCTAAACTATTGAATAATGACTTTGCTTCAGGCGATAAGGACATTCTTCGTAATGGTCGTATCATCTCTGGCATGGTTCGTGGGTTCAGAGTATATCTGTCTAACAACCTACCTTCAATAGGAACAGGTCCAGCAACGATTGACACCAATGGTTCGGCATCGCACTATGGTGTTGTTCTTGCAGGACACGATTCTGCTTGTGCAACAGCTTCTCAAATCGAGAAAGTAGAATCTTACCGTGACAACGACAGCTTTGCTGACATTGTTCGTGGTATGCATTTGTATGGTCGCAAGATTCTTCGTCCTGAAGCTCTTGTTCGCGCCCACTACAACATCGCAGGTTAAGGAGGATAAATCATGGCTACTTATGATATGACTGATGCCGATACCGTAGGTGTAGGGGCAGACAGCATTGCGGTTTTACCACCAAAATCTGACAGCCACGTTGCCTACACTATTCAGGCTACGTTAGATATTGATGACATGGTTGCAAAAGGATATTCTGGAGCAGATGGAGATATCTTCCAGCTTCTAGAAATTCCAGCAGGAGTCCTAGTTATCAATGCTGGTGCAGAAGTTATGAAAGCATTTAATTCTTCTGTAACGGCTGACATAGACTTTGCAGCAGGTGACGACATTATTGATGGTGCAGACGTAACATCAACAGGTTTCTGTGCAAAGGGTACTAACGGTCAGACCAATGTTATTGGTACTGGTGCAGCTTCAACGTATACTCAATTTGTGTCTACTACAGACACTATTGATGTTTTACTTGCTGGTGCAGCACCAACAACAGGCAGACTTAGAGTCTACGCCACTGTAGTTGATTGCAACGAACAGGGTGCAGAACCTACTGCTGCTGCTAGGGATACCCTAGCCTAATTGATTTTGGGGTAGTTCATTAACTTGGGCTACCCCTTTATCTTAATTTGGATATGACATGGCAACAACTTTTATTACATTAGTTAATGATACATTGCGTAGGTTAAATGAGGTTGAATTAACCTCTACTGATTTTCCTACAGCAACAGGTTTTCGCGCTCAAGTAAAAGACTCTGTTAATGCATCATTGCAAGAAATATCTCAAAAAGAATTTGAATTTCCTTTTAACTATACCTCTGCTTCTATAACATTATCAGCAGGTACGGCTGAGTACAGCCTTGCTACTGATTTTAAAGTAGCTGATTGGGATAGTTTTCGTATTGCTAAAGACGATAGTATAAGTGCTGATGCACGATTATTGCGACTAATAAACTATGACACATTTATTGCCAGATTTTATGAAAGAGATGGAAACGCAACTTCATCAGATTATGCAAATCCTGTATACATTTATAGAACACTTTCTAATAAAGCAGGATTCTCTCCGATTCCAGATAAGGCTTACACTGTAAACTATAATTACTTTGCCTTTGCAAATGACTTAGTAAATGATACAGATACTATGTCAGTTCCAGATCAGTTTAAACACGTTGTTATAGATGGTGCATTGTATCACACTTATATGTTTAGAGATAACGCACAACAAGCAGCGATAACAAAACAAAAGTTTGAAGAAGGTATAGAGCGTATGCGTACACTTCTTATTAATAGATTTACTGATATTAGAGATACAAGAGTGGGGAGACTAATAGCAGTACCACATGGTTCGTTCTAATGACAGATGCTCTTAAAGATGTAACTGTATTATCGCGTGGTGGTTTATTTACCAACGAGGATGCATTAGCACTTGCAGGATCTAATCCAGGTGCTGCACTCCGAATGTTAAATATGGAGATCTCACAATTTGGTGGATATCGTAGAGTTAGTGGATATACCGCTTACGACTCAAGTTATGGAACAGTATCTGGAGTAGGTCAGGTATTAGGCATATGGATACTTGGTGGAGTGCCTTATGCAATTAGAAGAAACGATGGTGATTTTACAGGGTCACTAGGAGCTAACCCTTTTACTACTAGTAACGGTAGTTCAACAATAACTGTAGCACACACTAGTCATGGACTAGCAGTAGATGACAGAGTTATATTTTCAGGATCTTCTGCTGTTAATGGTGTAACTCCTAATGATGTAGAAATGACAGTAGCATCAGTTGTTGATGCAAATAGTTACACAGTTGTTTTTACTGATAATGCTAGTGGTAGTGGTGCAGGAGGAGGAAGCTCAGTAACATTTAAGGCTTTTGATAAAACACACTCGTTAGGATCAAATCCTTTTACAGTTACTAGTAGTAGTGCAACAGTTACAGTTTCACATACTGCACACGGATTATCTGTAGGAAACTTTGTTACATTTACTGGAAGTTCTGCTGTAGGAGGTATAACACCAAACGCAACAGAAATGGAAGTTGTAACAGTACCAGATGCAAATACTTACACTGTTACATTTACATCTGCTGCAACTAGTAATGCTACAGGTGGTGGTAGTTCTGTAACAGCTAAGTACAGTCAGTATTATACAATATGGAAGTATACTGTAACTGGTTTTACTAGAGTACACTCATTTAGATCTTCTATAGGTGTATCAAAAGTACGAGATACTTTTAACTCGTTTGTAGGAACAGAAGCAGTTATACTTTGTGATGGTACAAATACTCCAGCAAAGTTTGATGGTACTACGTTTAGTAATCATACAACTAGTGATGATGCAAATCCAACAGGTGCAGCTTTTAGTACAGACTTTAAAAACCATCAGTTTTATGCAGGATTTCCAACAACAGGACTAGGGCCAAATTTATTATTGTTTAGTGAGCCTAACGTAGATAACAGATTTAGATCAGGTAGTGGTTCTGGAACTATTAATGCTGGTTTTAATATTACAGGTCTTGCAAAGTTTAGAGATGCTTTGTATGTATTTGGTAAAGATAAAATTAAAAAATTAACAGGAACATCTTCATCAGATTTTGTTCTTGCAGAGGTAACAGATAATATTGGATGTATTGCTACAGACAGTATTATTGAATTAGGTGGTGACGTATTATTCTTAGCATCAGACGGTATACGTCCTATTCAGGGTACTGCTAGAATTGGTGACGTTGAGCTTGAAACTATATCTAAACCAGTACAGCAATTACTACAAGCATTACCTAGTACACACGATCTAGATAATATGTCCTCTGTTGTTATTAGAAATAAGTCTCAGTTTAGATATTTCTTTCCAAAGACAACTACAGCAGCATCAGATACAGCAGGTATAATAGGTGGTC